TTTAAAAGCTTTGCAATGTATTGAACAGCGTTTTCCTCTGCAGCACCATAACGCACACCACCACTTTTGCTGTAACAAATTTCTACACCAATTGAAAGCCGATTACCTTTCTTTAGGGCGTTAGGATCGGTACTCCCTCCACCGTCCCCACAATGCCAGGCGTTACGGTTGAAAGGAATTGCTTGAATAATCTCTTTATCATCAACTGCAACGTGATAAGAAACCTGTTTGTTATTGCCAATCATGTACGAAATTTCATTGACTGCAGGTGCGTCATTTGCAGTATTGTGTACGGTGATGAACTGTGGTGCCATGATGAAAGTTGCCTTTAATGAATACTTGCTTGAAGGTAAAAGAGTTTGTTTGAATATGTAGCTCATTTAACCTCACCCTCTCCTGTTTTATCCTTCACGATTGCTAAAATATTTTTGATAAAGTCAGGCATTGGCAAGCCCATCTTGGTACCGTTCTCTGTGATTGAAATAAATTCTAGTACACAAAATGCAATGGCTGCCCCATCCCCTGCATATTCGATGCCAGGAATCACAACTGACAATAAGTAAACTGAGCCGACCAACATTAAATAATAAATCTTTCGTATGATACCGTTAAAGCCTGTACGACTGTTTAAATTTTGATTAACGATACCGCCCATAATTCCTGTCAGGTAATCAATAGCCATAAAACCAATCAGAACAGTAACGGCCATTCCTAGACCGTCCACTGAATATGAAACGATTGTGCCTATTGTTCCACTTACTACAGCAATCCATTTCTCCATTTGAACACTTCCCTTTCGCATAATAAAAAGGACACGTCGATGACGCATCCTTTTGATACTTGCTTACTTTAATCTTTGTGGTATATCAGCAATATTAACAACCATTTCCAACACAGAAATTGAAAACGTTAATAGTAAAACAGTCCTCGAAAATAAGACCTCTATTAATTCACTCCCTGTAATAATTTGCACAAAAATTAACATTGCTAGCGTTCCATACAATGAAGCCTTCACGAAACATATTAAAGATAAAACTAATCCATTCATTTTTGAAGTACCACCTTTCAGATTTTTAATATCTTACTCGATGATTTTTTATATTTTAATACCTTTTTAAAATAAATGAATAAATAAATTAAAATTCTTTACCTGTTATTTCTTTGTACTGTTTAGGCGTGATTTCTCCAAAAGGATTTTCTTCTGTTTTAACTGCTAATTTTAATTGTTCTGCAGACACCCATTTATACATGAAAGCGATTTGCCAAAATTGCATCATGAAACACCTCCTTTCAATGCCATTACTTCTAGCTTTAATTGTGTAACTGTTTCACCAAGACTATTAATTAAAAGGTCCTTTTGAATACCCTTTATTTTTTCCTGGGCTAATTGTTCACCAAGTGACGACACTCGTTCATCAAGTTTTAATCCAGTTCCGATTTTGATAGGCTGGCCAAGATCACCGTTTTCTGTTCGTTGATTATATTCCATAGCCATTATTCAACCGCCCCCGATATTAAGTGGATTTTGTGATTTACTGTTACATCTGGCCGTGTTGTAGATAGTTTTAATATGATGTTATCTTTTGGCTCAGTCGCTTCATAATAATACGTATCTTCGACAATGCCATTTGTGTTAGGCATAGGTGCCGTGTTATCAGCTGTGAGCGTTTCGTACTGTTCTTGTTCGCCAGCTAATGTCATGGACAATTCAACCTTTAAATCCATATCTTCATCACGTTCAATGAATAATAAAACGCCCTTTGCGGATCCTGCTGGAGGTTTAATCTTGTACCTCGCCACAGCATGCAAAATAGGCGTTTTCACTTCATTTTTCTTTAGTTTTATTGTCTTACTAACCTTTGCACCATAGTTGTCGATTACTTCAATAACAATCTTATTTTCGCCAACTTGTAATTGGCTTAGTGACACAGCAAACTCCCACGCTCCACCTGGACCACTGTATATTTCAACAGGATTTTCATTGTTAATACGTCTTGTTACCTTAACACTCGAATTAGAATCTACATCCGATGCGGCTCCACTGATTATAAATTTATCAGTATCAACCACACCTGCAGGTTCAACAGAATCAACAGTTAATACAGGAGCTCGGTTTGGAATCACATAAAATGTTCGTTCTACCGTAGTAGATTGGCCATTTTCGCTATCAACTGCCCATACTTTTAATTTATGCTCTACACCTTCAGCAAGCGTTCCAGTAAGTACCGTTTCGCTATCATACAGTTTGCCATCTTTAAATGTGAGCTGCTTCGATAAAGTTATTTGCGTTTGACTGATGTTTGTTGCTAAGACTTTTCTTTGTTCACCATTAATCTGATAAAACACTGTTACGGATTGGTCTTTGTCTGCATCATAGGCATCGCCCGAGATGTTGATTGTGTCGTTTTCATATAGCGTTTGATTGTTGCTTGGTGATGTCAATGTAACGCTTGGTGGGTTATTTGCCGAATACGATCCGATGTACCTAATATCATTAGCTGTTTGGAAAATAGTAGGCGGCGTATCATCGAACGAAATTGAATGGCTATTGTCGTATAACGTAGAAACGTTTTTCAGAGCACCTAATGATGAAGTATTCGGCACAATTTTATCTGTCCAAACATTCCCATCGAAATTTGATTGAATCAAATAAGAAAATGGGCTTGTAGCTAATATAGCTACTTTGTTATTTTTGTCTGTAGTTATTGACGGATCATTTCCGGGTTTTAAGGTCCTTACCTCACTCCAAACAATACCGTCTGATGATTTACTGTACATTGGATGATAGTAATTGTCTGACGATATTGCTGCTCCCCACGTTACATGTATAACTCCGTTTTTATCTACTACAGCGGATATACCGTTTAATTGGTATGTCGTTCCTTGCGAATGAACTCTGTTTTCTGCCCAACTAGTGCCGTTTGAAACATAGCAATGAACGAGAGTAGAACTAGAATTCCTATACCTAGCTAGAATAAATGGTTTACCATTTGCCACCACTATAGAAGGATAATCAACAAATTTGGTTACATCATTTTCCTTTGTAACCTGTTCTGTTATAGACCACGTAGCACCATTGTCAGTACTCTTTGCAAAACGGAGGTTAGTTGAGTTTGGAAATGCTGTTGTTCTACTTGTCCATACAGCATATAAATGTCTAGTGGACACATCTACAGTTATCGACATATAACCTACAGCCGATATATTTACATCCAAAACACCTCGATATTTTTCCGCCGTCCATGTCGATACGTCAATCACATCGAATACAAGGTTTATATTTTGATGGCCTACTAAAAAACCTACTTTTGTAGTTCCTGGTATAGCCACTAGTGCGAAATCGTTAATAGTTCCATAACTAGGAATTACAGGGTTCTTGATCCAGCTTTTACCGTCGTCTAACGATTTGAACATATGCAAAGTGCCGTCTGTTTTTCTAGCTGCTGAAACTAACCACCCATTGCTCAATCTAACTAACTTGCGTCCACCATTGCCAACTATGCTGTAAGGCTGATTAATCACTTGTCCTGGCTGCAAAGGATCATCTGCTTTTGATTCTCTTTGTATAATTACACTCGATCCATACCCTAGCCGTAATCCTCTAGCTCCATTACCAATATTATATTGATTTAAAGAAACTGAAATAGTAGTAGAACCAGGGATAATAACATATTCTTCGCCTGCACCAGTAAACACTATCAATTGTGCCGTCATACCTGTGGCATTTTTAATTTGATACCTATAATTTGTAAAATCGAATACTAACTGTGTACTTGTTTGAGTTACTGTTGCCCAATCCGTAAATGCCATCTAGACCACCTCCACTAACTCAACATTGTATGTCTGCCAATCACCGACACCCATTTCAGCATTGACCGTATCAATTAAAACATTACTACGAGCCACTTTAGCACCTTTTTTATAAGAGTTTTTAAGGGCTTGAACTTTAATGGTGTTGGTTCCTACCTCAGTTATCATAACGTCCTCTTTTGCCAAATCATCAAAAATAGTGACTTGTGTAAATGGTGTAAATCCATCAACACTCGCCACCTTTAAAGTAGTTGTTCCTTTTTCGACAGGCTCAATAATATCCGTTACGGCTTTGTCTAAAATGAGTTTATTGGAGCTGCCATCCAATGGATCAGCAAATGTCCCTGAATTACCTGGCACTCGGCCATCTAGTTCTAGTTGAATTTGCAAACGTCTAACCAAAGATGCTAATCCTACAAATAATTCATGTGCCATGTAAATTCCTTGATCCATATGATTAAGTCTTTTTGCTGATACACGCGTTCCTTGTTGAAATGCATCATATTTAGGTAAGCCAGTAAGTGGGTTGTACTCAATATTTCCGTTTGCATCCTTTACAGGGATGTACTTTCCATCTGGACCAACTTTCAACAAATGGTCTAGCCAATGTAATAGTTCATAATCATTTTTAAATGAGAAATTCAATTTTGTATCCCTCCTACTAAGGTAATGGTTAACGTAAATACAATCATTAAGCCATCCTCACTCTGTTCTAAGTGCATTTCGTACTTGTCTAATTCAATTCCATACTCATCCACTAATTTCGCTTCAGAAACTACGCCATGCCCATCATCTAAATAAACATAAGTTTTAATAGTATCGCCCTCTATATATTGGGAATGAAAATTTTTTTCATATTGTTGCCCATCAACCATAACTATTGCTTTTTTGGCCATATTTTTATTAAATTCTAGGTTACGATCTATTACGATACGACTTACCATTCGTCCATCACCTCACTTGGATAATAAAATTCACTACAAATTGGTAAATAAACTGGATAAGTGTATTTTAGATTTTTCATTTCGATTGTTTCTTCCTTCGATTTACTTGGCATACCTTCACATTCAAAAGTACCGCAAATGGGCAAATACACAGGATATTGATAACGATTTGGTTCAAGTTCTATATACTGTTGTTGTGGTAATCGTACAGCTACAAAATCTAACCATGAACGTGTGTTTTTGTATTCCTTTATTAGCTGCCTTAATAGAAATAAAGTGTCGCCTGTAATGTTTGAAGTAGTTACCTCGACTTTAAAGTGAAATGGATCACCTGCATATTCAAACCATTCAATCACATCACCAGGTAAATTTAACGCCTCAAGGACCTGTTCAATTGCTGCAGGTGTTCCCTTGCGTCTGTGAGTATTGATAGCTGTCTGAATGAGATTGATCTTTTGTTGGCGTGTAGCAGCCAATGACAATCCTTCATTCCAACCGATGTGTTTTTCCCACAATAAATGATCTAATACAGCATCATCTAACTTATCTAAATGTAATGTGTAATTGATTTTAAAAGCCCAATCGAGCATTTGATCTAATGGCTGTTGCAATGCCTGTGCCAAATGTTTCACTTTTTCATCGAACAACAAATTATCTGGAATTTCACGTACAAGTGTATTTTGTTTTAAATCAATCATCTTCTACACCACCGAACACAGCATTTCTTTGATTACATACGGCCACTTGTCCTTTGTTGATGATTGTAAATACAGGAGTTCTTACATCTACACGTTTTGCACCAGCTTTAATACAATCGCTAATTAACCTGGACGGATTAATGTCACGGCCAATTTTAGACGATTGCCACTTCTCA